AGTCTGCCCGTCTAGTGTGGCCTGCATGTCTTTTAGATTATTTTCAAACCCGTTGCGACTGTCGTAATTGATGTCTATGCCGCTACCTAGTTTGTTTCTTATATAATTAAAACTTTCGCTAGTAGCGTTAGCACCATGTATGTACACTATTTTCATAGTGTATTTACATTTATTTACTTACTGGGCTGGTTAAACCATGCTTCCCATTCTTCGTCAGAAACGGGCCACATTATGGATGAACCTCAAATGGGTGATCATCAAACGTTGGCGTGTCGGACAACATAAGTTGTTTTGCTAGTTCATAGTGTCCCAACCTAGCCAGTGCGGCAGCTGCTCTTGCTCTACCCAGTACTTCAAAAAACTCTATAATTGTGTTAAACATTTTAAAACCTTGTATAGGGCTGTTTGCCCTGCATTAACATATGGTATGCGTATTCCCAGTCTTTTGAATATTCAGACTTGGCATAACGCATAATTTCTTTATCGTACTTGCTGTTGCAGAATACTGCAACAAGCTGCTTTAGCAAATTATACATACCATCTGGATACTTGCTGAGTACGGCTTTCTCCACTGATAATCATTGCATTGAACAATGCACGACCAAAAGATTTGATGGAGTTTTTAATTTTAGTAACCATACTGTGAGCTCCTTAGTGAGCGCTCGTATGTGCGTACTAGCTGTTCTAGGTCTGCTGTGCAGGTAGGGTTCTTGCTCTTGATAAAGAGTTCAAGTTCGCGTTGACGAGATGTGTCAAACCGAGTCGCAACTCCTTGTAAGAGTGCTTTTAGTTTCTTAAACATTTTTTATTTCCTTGTATATGTGTGTGTGATTTTAGGAATCAACTATCCCTGGTCTTTGCCAGTGTCAGTCAGTTGTAAGGCGTAGCAATCGCCCAAGTCTTTCCTTGTGTCATCAGTATTAACCACTAATGGTTTTTACTAACATCTTTATTTATACAATAATACACTCATTAGAGTAATTTTCCTATGGTGTTTGCATGGATTAAATAGAAAAATTAATAGACTTGTAATCAAACTGTAATCTTTCAAAAGTAAATAATCATACACTTAAACTATAAAGGATTATATATGAATAAGTTACTAGCTACATTGTTAGCATCATTTGTAATTGTTGCTCAAGCAGGCGACATTACCGGAGCTGGAGCCAGCTTCCCTTATCCTGTCTATGCCAAATGGGCAGAGGCATACAGAGCAGAAACTGGTAACACAGTTAATTACCAAAGCATTGGCTCAAGCGGCGGTATCAAACAAATTGACAAGAAGACGGTAGACTTTGGTGCAAGTGACATTGCTCGTAGTCAAGAAGAATTAGACAAGATGGGACAGGTACAGTTCCCAATGGTTATGGGCGGAGTTGTTGTAGTTGTTAACCTACCGGGTGTAGAATCAAACGAATTGAATCTATCACTAACACAAGTTGCTGATATCTTCTCTGGTACAATCTCTAACTGGAAGGATGTTCAAACCGGACTACCAGACATGCCAATCGTAATTGCACATCGCTCAGACGGCTCGGGCACTACTGCAATCTTTACAGGTTATCTATCAATAGAGTCAGCAGACTTTAAAGCTAAGATTGGTGAAGGTAAAGCGGTCAAGTGGCAAGGTAATACTGTAGGCGGCAAAGGTAATGCTGGTGTTGCAGCAATGGTTGGACAGATCAAAGGTGCTATCGGTTATGTTGAATATGCATACGCAAAACAAAACGGATTGACAACTACACGTATTAATGGAGTTGAGCCTAGTGCAGCAGCATTTAAGAGTGGCGAGTGGGCACTAACAGCATCTACATTCATTATTGTTTACCCCAACGGAGACAAGACACAAGAAGTCTATAAGTTCTTCGACTGGTGCTACAACAATGATGCAATTGCAGAGTCATTAGACTATGTTGCACTAAGTGACAAAGTCAAAGCTGAAACAAGAGCATTATGGAATAAGTAAGAAGTTTACTATAACAAAGGCTCTTCGGAGCCTTTTCTCTTGACAGATCATTCGGCCTATGTTTAAATAGTAATATGAACATTACAATAGCAGGATACGGATTTGTTGGGCAAGCACACCACGCAGTGCTTAAAAACTATCATCGCATTACGATAGTAGATCCAGCATTTCCTGAGTACAGTCATCCTATGCCTAAAGATACAGATGCACTAATCGTATGTGTATCAACTCCGCCGCATGAAAGTGGGGAGTGTAATGTCAATAACGTGTACGATGTAATATCAAACACACGTTCAGATATGCCTATTCTAATTAAGAGTACAATTAGTTTAGAAGGCTGGGATGTAATTAGAACAAAGTTTCCTAAGCATAGTTTAACATTTAGCCCAGAGTTCCTTGTTGCTAAAACTGCAACAGAAGACTTTAAGAATACTTCTCACTTGTATTTTGGCGGAGACGATACACAGTTTTGGCACAGTGCATTTGCAAAAGTATTCAAAGACTTTACTAGCACTGCAACAAGCGTTGAAAGCCTTATCCTAGGCAAGTATATGCGCAACAGTTTCCTTGCTACTAAAGTTGCATTCTTTAATCAAGTTTATGATCTGTGTGCAGCAAACAATTTAAACTATGACGAAGTTGTTGCAGTAGTAGGTGCTGATCCTCGCATCGGAATGAGTCATACAAGTGTCACACTAGAACGAGGCTTCGCTGGACATTGCTTTCCTAAAGATACTAGCGCAATCGTAAAAACAGCCCAACGTAATGATGTTGAGCTGAGTTTAATTCAAGAAGCTATCGCGTACAATAACCGTATTAGAGGTTAAGCCTCTTTGTTATAGTTTTCTAGGTGTTTGATGTATTCATCCATTGAATGATCACTAAAGTTATCTATCTTACCTTGCTTTAGACCCATCCAAATACCGCGCCAACGATCTTTAACCATCTGCCACCCGGTTGGATTACGAACTTGTCCGTAGGCATTTAGATAGTGTTGGATACCATGATGTCTAAACCCTAAGAACGTTGGAGGAACAGTTGTAACAATATCGTTATTGTTCTTCCAACGATGATGCACTACGCCTAGGCTTTTAACATAATTAGGCCAACCTACTCTAGGCGAACCGTATGTGTAAAGCTCTTGCGGATTAGGAACGCTTGCATAAAGTCGGCAACGACTTGCCATAATAGTTGCCATCGCTGCGCCCAAACTGTGCCCACAGAACCAAACTGCCTTGCTTCGATTAACTGTACGAACTAGGTCGTCACATATCATTGGCCAAAGTTCATCTACTTCTGCTTTAAAGCCTTTGTGTACTCTACTGATAGTTTCGGCAACTACTGGAATAGCTCGCAGGTCTGCTGCAATATCATTGAACTGAGTAGGCTCAGTACCTCGACATGCAATTACCAAATCGTCTGCGTTCATGAAGCGATATACCTGAGCACCATCTTTATCATAAAACTCTACAGTTGTAAAGCCTAAACTCTTTGCTTGACTTTTTGCGTCCTTTAAGTTATTATAAGCAGTACTCGCAAGTTTTGCAAACAATAAGGATCTTTCTTTGAAATTCATCTCTGATATAGACATTATGCCCTCCCTCAAGTGTAGTACTCTTATTTATAACAACGCTAAATACATTATCGGAGCAACGCAATGAAAAAACGCACAAGAAGCATTTTAGAAGAACTCAACAGCTTTGGCCGCACATATAGTAGCGACAAACAAATTGAGACATCTGCTAATAATATCATCGAAAGTAGTATTAACTTGCTTAATAGAATCGCAAGTACATATGATGATGTAACAGCTGGCGAACTTGAGCGTAGATTTATCAATGCTATTAAAAGCGGAGATCCTAAAAAGTTTAGACGCGGTATCCAAAAAGTTATAGAGAGTAAGAATAATGACAGCAATTCTTAAAGAAGGCGGCAACGTATTTAAAAGTACAGAAGGTCCATTAACACAACGTATTGCTACTCAAGATGTACATCCTACGATTCAATTTATTGAAAAGATTACAGGCTTAGTATTTGATGAAGAAGATTGGCTAGGCACAACTGGTAAGAAGAATGACCCAGATGGAGCATTTGAAAAGAATAGCTCAGGTGACTTAGACTTAAACACAGATGCATCTAAAGTTAGCAAAGAACAACTAATTGCTAAACTTGCAGCTTGGTGCAAGGGACAAGGCATTCCAGACTTAGAAATTATGAACAAAGGCAAGGGGTTCGAAGCAGGTTGGATCAAGGACGCTGGTGACCAAGTTCACTTCCGTACACCTATCGACGGCACTGACCAAAAAGGATTTGTGCAAACAGACTTTATGTTTACAAACAATCCTAAATTCCAAAGAGGAGCCAAGCGTGGCGGAACAGCACAGTTCGGCGGAACAGACAGAGCAATATTGTTGTCAAGTCTAGCAAGAGGACGTGGACTAAAGTTTAGTCCTAAGTTTGGTGTTGTTGATCCTAACAACGGAGATGCTGTTGTTGCTGATGACTGGGATGAAATTGCATCGTTGCTATTAGGTAAAGGTGCTAAAGAAGCCGACACGCACACAGTTGAAAGTATACTTGCAAGACTCAAAGGCGATCCAGACTACGAACAGCTTATTGCTCCGTGGAAAGAAACAATGGAAAAGGCAGGCAAAGAAGTGCCTGAATCACAAGTTGAATCGTTGGCTGATAAACAGTTGCGTAGAATTAGAGAACTAAGTGGTGCACCATTGAACAGTGTTGTTATGAGTTCAGGAGCATTTAACAGATGAGATACCGTGATATTAAACTAGTTGAAAGTCGTGTATACCTTAAAGAAGGTGCTCGCATTGACCACGCAGAAGACATTGTGTTCTGGGAAGGTAGCCGCGGAGCAATTCGTGCATTAGAAAGCCTTAAGAGTTTAGAACAAGGGAAGCACACAAATGTTACTATTAAATGGGATGGCAGTCCTGCTATTATCTTTGGCCGCAACACTGACGGCGAGTTTGTACTCACAGACAAAAGCGGCTTTAGCGCAAAGGGTTACGACGGTAAGAGTAAAAGCGGCGACGACCTAGAACAAATGTTCTTAAACCGTAGTGGTGGTAAGAACAGAGAGAATCCGGGATATGTTTCTTTTGCAGGTAACATGCGAGGCATCTTTGATTTGTACGAACGTGCAACTCCAACAGACTTCCGCGGTTACTTAAAAGGTGATCTGTTATATTATAACACTCCGCCAGTAAAAGATAAGAACTTTGTGTTCAAGCCGAACATAGTAGAGTATGCAGTTGATATTAGCAGCGACCTAGGTAAACGTATTGGGTCTAGTATAACTGGAGTAGTTGTACACAGACTTATTGACGAAGATGACAACGAAAGTGCAGTACCACAAGGCATAGACTTCCAGGGCAATGATGTATTAATATTTCCATCCGTGACTGTACAAAAATCACCAGAGATTGAAGACGAAGATATTAATCAACTTAAAGCAGCAGTTGCTAAGAATGCAGGTGCAATTGATAAACTGTTGGATATTGCAGCACTAACAGAATTAAAAATATCAGACTTTGCAAAAGTGCTTTATGCATATACTAACGGTAAAGTTGATACAGGTTTAGAAAACTTAGGCTCAGACTTCTTTGACTGGATGGCAAGTTCTAAACTATCGCCGAACAAACAAAAGAACATTGCAACGCACATACAAAATAATCAAGCAGGGTTTGATGCAATATGGCAAGTAGTGTCAGGTATCATGCAGATCAAGGACAAAGTGATTGCTCAATTTGATGCACACGATGCAACCGTAAAAGCAAACATACCAGGGCACGGCGCTGGTGGCGAAGGATACGTACTAGCACATCCAGACGGTGACGTTAAATTAGTACCTAGAGAATTTTTTACAAGAGCCAATAGAGCCGTACAAAGATAAGGAATTGCAATTATGAAAATGAATGAAATATTAGCCGAAGCTAATTTTGAAATGACGCCACAACAGCGTAAATTAGCAGACTTCGGACGTATACTAATGAGTCAAGCAGCGTCAACCAAAGACGATGCATTATCAAATACTATGTCACGAGTTGGTAGTTCTCTAACAGAGTTTGGTACATTGTTTGGACCAAAGAATCTAGCAGATGTTGTAAAGAAAGCCGGAGTTAGTCCCGAAGTTATTAAAAAACTATTGGCTTATGCAGACAAAATACAAAGTCAGCAATCAGCGTTAACTAAAGATCATAAACAAGGTGGCCTAGACGATACTGATCAAAGCGATACTGATCCTGATGAGTTTGCTGATCCGTCAGATGACGGGAAAAATGCAATGCGAGCAGACAAATACGCAAGTCGCGCAATAAAAGCAGCAAGAGCTAAAAGAGCATAATGGATTTTATTAGAGCAATTGTAAACGAGTCTACTCTCATCACTGACGAAGATGTAGACAAGTTTCTAGAAGATTTAAAAATTTTAGATGAACCGCGATATACAGCTCGTGAATGGGCGATCATGGAAGGCGGGCATGATATTTCTGATGCTGCTGACAGTGTTTATATAAACGAAGCTGCATTTGACAGAATTGCTAAAAGAGTTGAAAGTAGAAACATAATCAACTACAGACTTATTGTTGGTGCTGAGAATCTATTGCGAGTAAGGTTATTTTTAGAACTTGCTAAAGAAGGTAAGAACATACCAGCAACGTATGTTAAAGGAATGCAGCCTGCTATTGAAATGCTAGATGACATTGTATCAGCAGGTCCAGGTTTTGTGCAATTACTAAGAGTGTTACACAAAAGAGCTCAAAAAAGAGGCTAAGAACAATATTTTTGTCTTAGAGGCTAAATACATTACAAGAACTTCACAGAGTGTGAAGGTCCATTAGATCATAGGAGAATATAAAATGGCAGAGTTCACAAGAGTAAACGGCACAGGTTTCGACCACGGCGTAGCATATGGTACAGCACAAATCATTGCAATCGAAATCGATGCAGGTGTTGACCTAACAGAAAAAGACGGTATCGGCGGAGCAGTTGAAACTATCGTTAGAGAGTTTTCACCACTAATGTATGAATCAACTGGCACAGCTGGTAAGATTTTTGCAATCGTCGACGGCCACGCAGTTGATGCAGCTGGTATGACACTTCGTCTACGAGCCCTAGGCACAGTAGACGGTGTTAATCTTTCAGCAGCAACCGTAGTTGTACGTACATTGAGTACATTCGACGCAGCATAAATCCTAACTACCTTAGGAACCGTGCTTCGGCACACTGGGCTCACTTTTAAGTGGGCCCTTTTTTTATGGCTGTAAATACAGTATGAAATTTACATTAACCACAGTTGTTGACATTACAGAATCCAATGCCCGGCGCGGCGACGACAAGCGACTTATTAATCAACAAGCAAACTATTATACCTTAGTACAAACTAT